CCTCCATGAATAGTCAAATCGGGATGGCATATTTATATCACATTATATAAATAACTACCTACTTTATTTAATCAAATTTGCCGAATCTTCTTCCTCGTTTCCCAATATCGGCCAGTCAATATCTGGAGCCAACGAAGTATCAACTCGGTTAAGCAAGACACGGTACTTTTTTCAACGCAACCAGTGTTTCCTTTTCTTCATCAGTTGCCATATCCAGATCAATCGCATCTTGAAGCAAGGAAATTTGTTGGCTGACGTTCTTCATCAGCACCGATTTATTCTGCTCGGCTTCACCGACAAGGGCAGTCTTCTCTGCTTCTTCGTCTTTAACCCAAGCAGAACCATCCCATTTCTGGTATTCCCCGTTTGGAGAGATGTAGGTTACATTTTCGGGCAACGGGCCAAGTTCAGCGATGAACACCGGTTCACCGGTTTCTGTGCTGTAAAGCGTTTTGCCACGATGATCTTCTTCAAGGCTCCACTCTTGCTTTGTGAAGTCAAAAACTGCGGCAAACCCTTCCGTAGTCGTCGGTGGTTCAATCTCAGTGCAGTTGGCCGGTAACCCAGTAAACGGTGGGATATAGGCATCTCCAACTCCGATATATTCATTTGTCCCCTCCAGCAGATTGTACACTTTGAGAGTTCTCGCTTTATCAGTCATTTTGAAAGTCATTTCGTCAACTCCTTTAACGATACAGATTTAAAAGAATGCGCATTAGAATTGTCCCCTGATGTCTCGGACGTGATGCACGCCAACCAAAAGCCTCACAAACTATTGGTAAAAACCTTGCCCGATATATTCAGCATTCGCGCTCCCATCCACCTGACCAAACTGTTCGTAGCACTGACAATGCAGTCAAACTCAGCGCTCGCTTCGAGCGACCTGTAAATTATCTCGACATTTTCGCTATATCCAAATTCACATGTACAAGCATCAGCCATTTCTGCAACAGGTGCCGAAAAAACTAATATAATCATGCGAGTCTCACTATGTAGTTATATGCAATGTTTTTTCACGGTGTTCTCCGCATTACCACAAGCGGCAATAGTGATAGTGTGTGAGTGCGCCCCAATTGCCACTGAATGCGAGTGTGATCCAATACTCAATGAGTGAGCATGTGCGCCAATACCAACGGTATGGGCATGAGCACCGGCACTGACAGCAGTACCGGAGATTGAGTGGGCATGATCACCTGCACTACTTGTCCAGACATTGAAAGCATTGGCTGTAGTCTGCTGTGTGTTGTATTGCTTACCGACAGCATTCTGGTTCCTCGAATCTGTAGATCTTGGATACTGAGTATGAGCAGTTACCGTATGCGCATGGGCACCTGAACTCGATGTAGAGCCAGACAGCGAGTGTGCATGAGCACCAGTGCTGTTAGACGATTTCGTTCCATAATCGAAGCCACTGGACGTTTGTCCCGTAATCAAATGTTGTGGTTGGTTTTGTACCAAGATCTGTACTGGAAGCGGCTGCATTGTGCGCATGTGACTTAATTCCATCTTGCTCCAGTGACAACACTGCACGAGAAGTTGGTTTACCCTTAATCATCCATCCACGCATGTCAGGTAACACACCTGATGGGTATGCGGCCGCCAGCTTCGGATACACACTCTTGTCAAACGTCTGCCCTTGCATGATGGCGAAACCAGACGGGGCCACATCGTTCGGCCACGGAATAGGGGCACCTACTGGATATGACTCAGGCGGTGGTAGAACACTACTGTACAATATATAATTTGCGCCGTTCGTGGAACTTGCAGGTTTGGTCGCCACATACTCTGGTGTGCCGAACAACACTATGCTTGCATTATTTGTACAATCGCTCAGAGCAATAACATCAATAGAGTACTGTCCAACGTTTACATAAATATCGTAAACATCTCCTGATGTATTTATCCACGCCACCCCTTGAGCACCTGCTGGTGAGCGTTGCCATAATGTTGCTGTGATGCCAACAGGATTCCAGTTCCCTGATCGCAACACTATTTCGCTTATCGCTGCCTGGTCATAAAGCCCCGCGTTGTATCCAGCACCTCCAATAAGAGTAATTAAAGCGGTTGAAGCTCCTTGAGGCATTGTTACTGTCGCTAACTTATACCACCCGGATTCCTTAACAAACGAAATTCTGGCGGAGCTAACTGCACCTATATTTTTCACAAATAATCTTTTGTCAGGAATATCTGCCCCATTCTGGGATTTCTGAATTGAGCCAGCCGCCAGGTTAACCGTATTCAACAAGCCAAGATAATCAATTACCCCTTGAGGTGAACGACCAGAAAGCGCAGTTAGTGTTCCATCCAAAGGCTGCTTTCTAGCCAACATGTTCGTAATAGTCGTAGCAAAGTTTGGATCATTGCCTAACGCAGCAGCCAGCTCATTTAACGTATCCAGTGCTTCAGGCGCTGAGCCAACAAGTTGTGCTACTTTTGAAGCCACAAACGCGGCTGTCGCGATCTCACGTCCAGCAGCAGTAATTGCCGGAGTTGGAGCTGTTGGTGCGCCAGATAGCGCGGGGCTATCTATAGGAGCCTTTAGAGCAACGGCATCCATGACTGTTTTCACAGCTTTTGGTGTAGAGGCAAGAGTTTCACTCTCGCTATCAGTTGCACTACTCAACTGAACAACCCCCCTGCTGTGAGGTTGTTGCATCGTTTACCTTGCTGCCTTCAGCTATTTCCTGAGCTTCGTCTCTAAATCGCTTGGCGTCATCGGCAAAACCTTGAGCACTTGCGCTAGCACTGTTTGCCTTTTCCGCCTCTGATTTAACCGCCGACAGGAGCTGATCAGATGTTTTCGTGGCTGCTTCTCTTGCCGCTGTATCAGCCGCTGTTTTAGCCTCTTCGCTATACTGAATCGTTGAGTCCCTAGCAGCGAAAACTTCATCTTTCATTCTCGATACTTCGGCTTTATTGGTATCGACATCATGTCTGGAGGCATCAGCTGATGTGGCATTAGCTGATGCCTCTGCCGCAGCCGCTACAGCGGTATCTTTTGAGGTTCTGGCTTCATTTTCACTATTGGCTGCCGCTGCTTCTGAAGCAGCAGCAGCCTCTTTAGAGGTCTTGGCTGACTCCGCGTATTGCAATGCTTCTGAGGCGCTATTTGCCGAAGAAGACGCACTTAATGCCGCAGCAGCCTTGCTTTCAGCCGCATTGGTCTCTGACGCGGCAGAATTATCTTCAGATGTTTTAGCCGCAGAGGCACTTGCCTTCGATGAAGCTGCGCTTTCTGCCGCGCCGTGCTCCGATGCTTTTGATGCAGCGGCACTTAGCTCTGCCGCAGTTTTATACTCAGATGCTGAAGCTGAACTTTGAGCGGCTTCATCTGCTTTTGCTCTTGCTTCTGAAGAGCTTTGCGCCGCAGCTAATGCGCGCTCAGCGGCCTCACGAGCCTTCTCGCCTGCCGCATTAATAGCGTCTGCATTATCCGTATACCATTTCTGGTTTGCGTTGTGCTCATCGACGATCTGCGTCAGCGACTTCACGGTCACTTCCGTACCGTCTTCACGCTCAAGCGTTACCTCATCAACTGCCGTCAACCAGCTGCGCATCGTCTTCGAGTCGGCTGACATACGGGTCATAAGCGCGGTAAACGTGCGCTGAACTGCGTTAAGTCGCCCTCATAGGTTGTGATGATGCGGCACGGAACTTCCTTCTGGGTCTCCCCTGTGTACGGCTCTGCGAGAATCAGACTTGTGTCGCTAATTACGCGCTTAATTTCGTACAACTTGTTGTCAGGGCCGATGACGATCATGCCCGGCAGAACGCCGTTGGCGGTCACATTCCAGTACGTGCCAGTGCCAGAAAGTGCGTCACTTCCCTGTGTAAATGTGATAGTACCTTCCCTGTACCACATATTCGCTCCTTGTAAAGGCGGGCATCCCTGCTCGCCATAGGTAATCACTTACTTATTTTTACCGATATAAAGAAAGATGTCTACCGCCGAGCAGAGCCATCCCCCCACCCGACCTGATAATTTTGATTAGCTCAGGATCACACATCTCCAGAATGTCTTTTTTCATCACCCTCTGTCGTTCGTGGGCGCCGAACTTGCGGTCGAACAACGTCTGGGTCATTCTCATCCCTAATTCCTTCAGTTGCTCCTGCGTTACCGGAACATCGTTATTATCCGCATCGGTCCAGAAGAAATTGTCAGGGAGACCGCTTTCCGCTGCTTTAAGCGAGATATCCAAACGTTCTTTGGAAATGTCATTCGCGTCCCAGCGGTGGCCGTTCCATTCGAAATAAACGGTGCGACACTCCTGACGAAGACGCCAGTCATTAATTACTGCCAGTTTCTCAACTTTCAATCTTTCGATGTACTCGCCTTGTTCGGGGTACGGAGCGATACCACCACTGGATTCCGACTCCAGAGCCTCCAGTATTTTCTTGGCCAAAGGTGATGTGTCACTTTCCGACAACGTGTATGGCAAAAACAAAGGGGTTACACCATCGTCCATAACAAGGCCATCAAATTGAATCTCACAAGAGATACCGCCACTAAGACTGCGCACTGCGTTCCTTACAGCAGAGATGACAGGGGTTTCGTCCATAATATCCTTCTCCATTTTTAAGCCTTAAACACCAGAATGAGATAAGGTTCATTCACGCGGTGATCGTATTTACGCTGTCTATGCCAGGTATAAACATCAACAGTCGCAGACTGACCTGCCGGCAAATTGTAATAACCAAACAAGCCAGATTGATTTTTAGAGCCTTCTCTCATTCCATATATCTGCTGCTTCACTCCATTTACCGTATACTCGGTAATTCTTGACCATGAGTAGGTGTTAATATCCTCCGATGGCTTGTTATAGTAGTAACCATTTACCACATAGATAATTCTGGCGAATGTTTGAGGTGCAATATAAATACTGCTGCCATTAACCATGTAGGCTTTAACAATATCGCCATCAATCTGGTTCGCGTGCAGTTTCCCCAGAATCTGGCAGTTCTGCGCGATGGTGACGTTATTCAGCGTGCCGGAGTTTGCAGCAATATTTCCCCTGAACGTACCGTTGTTGAACTCAGGGCTACCATCTTTGGGGATAATCCAGCCTCTACTGCCTGCGGCGTAATCGTTCGACTGAATGACATTACCAATTTGGCGTTCGTAATTGTGCCGTCTTTGATATAAGCGCCGTTCATATACGCCACGCTGTTTTCGATGACAAATGGCGTAGTGATCTTCCCGTTTACGGAGTTGACCAGGCCAAAACGGTCTGCCTGCACCAAAAATTGTGATAAACCGGTACTGTCGATACCCAGCGCGATACCTGCAACGTACTTCTGCCCGCCGCTGGTAGATGTTTCCATCTTCAGCGTCCAGGCAGCAGAAACCTTCTTATCGGTATCGGCAATCGCCTTCGCTTGCTGCTGAATGAGAGCCGAGTTGCCATCAACTTCAGCCTTAACCGTATCAATTCTCTTACCGAGAGCACCGTCAGCGTTTGCACGCGCGGTGGCTTCGGATGTGATAGCAGCGTTGATATCTTTGCCGGTCTGAGCCTGGAGATTGGTGATCTGCCCGGCCAGAGCAGAGTCGGCATCGGTACGCGCTTTCGTCTCTGTGTCGACAGCGGCCTTGATGTCCTCTGCCGTCTGAGCCTTCAGCGAGCTGATCTGCGAAGCCAGAGCACCATCTGCATCGGTTCGAGCCTGGGTCTCTTCTGCAACGGCGGCTTTGATATCCTCACCATTCTGTGCCTTCAGTTGGGTAATTTGCTTCGATAGCGCCTCATCCGCTGTGGCTCGGGCAATCTGCTCTTCAGTAAGTGCAGCGCTGATATCACCTTCAACTTTCGCCTGCAACGTGGTGATCTGACGAGAAAGCGTTTCATCCGCAGTCGCACGCGCCTCTTGCTCGGAAACGATTGCCGCTGAAATATCGTCGTTGAGCTGGGCTTCCAGCTTGGAGATATGCGTCGCAATTGTCTTGTCAGCCTCTACGCGAGCCGTTGTCTCTTCCAGAATCGACGCCCGGATGTCCTCACCAATTTCTGCGCGGATTTCTTCCACTTTTGAGGCCATTGCAGACATATCGTCGGCAAACGTCTTCTGAGTGGTTGCGATCTTCGCATTATTGACCATCTGCTTGTGCTGGTCTTCATCCTGACGCAGAGCGAGGTCAATATTGGTTTTGGCCAGAGCCTCGATATTGGTCGACGCTTCCGCGCTGGCGCGTTCGACTTCGGCAACGGTCTTTTTCATCTCTTCGACGGCGGCAACACTGTCATCGACGGAGGATTTCATTGCCTCAATCTGTTTGGCATTTGCCTTATCACCTTCGACACGGGCTTCACGCTCTTCAGCAATCAGCGCGGAGGCGTTGTCGAGCGCAGCGTGCGCCGCTTCCACAGCGCCAGCTATGGCTTTGCCCTGCTCGGAAACGGTTTCCTGCAACTCGACCAGAGCCGCATTAGAGTCCTCAACTTGTTGCAGCGCGTCGTTGACCTTGTCCAGCGTGCCAGAGACTTCATTTTTGAGGTCGTTCTGCACCTGCTCAAGCCGACCGCTGGTGTCTTCCAGTTTGCTGTCCAGATCGGCAACGGACTGATCAAGCTCTTTCAGACTCTCTTCCATCTGTTTGTTGATGGCGTCGACCGCATCCTGAGAGGCTTTAGCGTCGATTTCCTCCAGCAGCTCCTGCCCCAGCTCGGAAGAGGTGATCTTCCCGGTAAGGAACGAGAGGACGTCTCGCGTCATCGCTTCCGTACCCAGATTGGAGTTCGGCGGACTTAACATGCCACGCTTGTTCACCGCGCGAACCCAATAGTACCAGGTCTCACTATCTCCCAGACCGGCATGAGTGAACGTGGTGCTGGCGGCCTCTGCAACCAACTTCGCCGTTTCCAGATCGTTGGTCTGGGAGGCATACACGTTGATGTGATCAAGGTCGATTGAGTCCGGGTTGACCCAATTCAGAATCACGTTGCGGTAGTCACCAACGGCCGTCAGAGAGGTAGGAGAGCCTGGCGGCGTCATCGTACCTTTCACCTGATAAACGGTGCTGATGATGTCCGTTTTCTTGCCGCTGAACGAAACCGCATAGAGCTGAATGTCGTATTGACCATTCTCAGCAATATTGAGGATCTCGAACTGCTCTTCGGTAACGCGTGCGGACTGCCAGTTAGAAACGTTGTTTTCATCGGAACGACGCCAGCTGATCCAATATTCCGCAGACTTACCCTCCCAGGTGGCTACGAGCTTGATTGAGAGGTTACCCGGACTGGAGATATACGTCCCTTCCGTCACCTGCAGGTTAGTCGGCTTCGAATAAGTCGGGTCGAGAACTGTGTTGTTCTCGGGGATCAGCGTCGCACCGTTGTCGATGGCTTCGTACTTCGATGCATTATTCTGGACAACCGTAACGTTAAACGTCCCCTGAGCCTCGCCCTGGGCAACGTTGATAACACGCACGCGCATTGGCTCCAGATCTGGCTCGGTAATCGTCCAGACGCCATTCATCACCGGCATATCACCGGAATTGAGCGCTTTGGAGAAGGTCACTTTGGTAATGTCTTCCCCGGTCTCAAGAATATCGCGCTCAACGATTTCGCCTTCCTGATTCAAGATCCGGATGTAGCTACCGGCTTTATTCAGCGTAACCGGTGCGTCGAGAGTGATGCTGTTCTTTGTGAACGCCACAATGCGGCCAGAGTTGCGTTTACCAGCACGGTATTTGTTCTGAATCAGCACCGTTTCACCCGGCATAAGGAAGGAAGCATCAAGCCCTGCCGTAAAGCTGATACGTCCGACTCCATGCGTGCGGTATACAGCAGCCACAGACCGACACGATGCGCCTGGCCACGGCTTGTACAGCCGAACGCAACCACTTCGGTTTTACGCTCGCCATAACGACGCATCGCCTCCTGGTCTTCGACGTACTCGATGTTCTGCTTGTAGCCGTCTTCCTTGTTGTTGTAGGTCACAAGAGCTACTGACGGACGGTCTTTACGCGCAGATCCCTTGTAGCTGAACATGCCGTCTTTGACGTTCGCGTTGGTGAACATCATGACCGGATCTGACGGACTATCCTGCATGACGTTAACCATGCCACCAGCCCAGAAGACCATACCGCGGAAGGCGCCAGCGATATCCTGAATCAGTCGGTACGCGTCCTGACGGCTAGTGATCTGGGTGTTGATAGCGAAGCGCTTCTCTTTGCCCCCGAATCCATTGTCAATTTCTTCGTCACAGTAGCGACCAATCTGGTAGATCTGCCCGAGGTCAATCATGGACTCAGAAACGTACTGCCCCAGGCCATAACGAGCGTTGGTAAGCAGGTCGAAGAGAATCCAGGCAGGGTTGGAAGATGACAACAGCTTGAATGTGCCATCCCATACGCCGATATAGGTGTTTGTGTGTTCATCGTAGTTGGACGGTACGCGGATCTTCAGGCCACGCACCAGATACGAACGAGACGGCATCGAGCTGCCGAACTGCTCTGAGTTGACCTTGAGGCCAACCAGCGCGGAGTTCGGATAGTTCATCGGCGTATCGACGATCTCACCGATAGAGTCCACCCACGTATCGTTAAAGATGTACTGAGTATTGCTGTCATCGGTCAGACGCAGCACGCGAACCTTGTAGGCACGACCTGGCTTGGGCAGTTTTAGCTCATAGCTGCGGTAGTAGACGCCTGTCTTTTTTGCCGTCAGCGCAATTTCGGAAGCACTCTCCCCTTCTGCGATGGCGTCCTTGAAGGCATTATCGCCATTGGCAATCTGGAATTTGTACTTCACGGTCGTACCGTTGGTATCACCGGTCTTTTGTCGATGCTACGCAGAGACGGGAACTTCAGAATGACGCGGACACGGTCTGCCTCATCGTTATCGATGGCAATCGTAACGTCGTGCATTCTTTTCAACTGGATGTTGACTGACTTCGGCGTTTCAACGAAATCGAACCCAGCCATCGGCGTCTGGTCTTGTGAACCATCGCGGAAGTCCCAGGTGATACCGCTAAAGTTTGAAGACCCGTCTTCGTTAAGGATTGGCAGATCATCAACGAAGATCGACTTTGCACCATCCACCAGCCCGCCAATGACACCTTCCCCGAGCAGGTCGAGGATGGACGCCATAGCACGCGAGTTTACGGTATCGTCGGCTTCAACCGGTGTGCGGCTGGAGCCACTGCTTTTCTTACCGCCAGCACCTGCAATCAGGAGAGGCAGTCTCTTCTTCTTGAACTGTTCCATGTTCAAAAATTTCCCTTCTTACTAAAGCTGGTCGATGGTGATCGAAGAACTTACTACCTGTGAGCCGACCAGAATTTCCTCACCATAAATGAGCTGAACCGGGTTGCCCTGGTTAGTGGTGTTTTGTGGTCCGTCGAAATAAAACGAGTTCGAGTTATCTGCCTGCCTTACACTGTCATTGGTCGCCTGGGGCGAAATTAACTGCGAAATACCCCCCATCATTAGCGACAAGCCGAGCGGGGCCAGCGCGGGAAACCAGAATGAGGCAACCATGACGAGTGCCCCTACGACTGTCTGAAACCAACCAAAAGCCTTACCGCCGCTACCGCGAGGAACCGGCGTGATGCGGATCTTCGCGATGTTGTCGGACTGCCCCATCATTGAAACTCGCTCTCATCAACCGACCACTTATGCCCCTGCTTATTGGTGATCTGGATGTGATACTTGTCGTAGGTCTTCATGTTGCGCTTCATCCAGGCTTTTAAGCCCGGACGATTGGCTTCGACCAGATCCAACGCCTGTTTGGTGTTGCGCACTTTTAAATGCCAGTGGCGGCCGAAATGTCTGGCCATCGGGCCACCAAGTTGCACATGAACTAACTCAGACACGTCTCATCTCCCTTGAGTAAGTCTCTGTGACGCAGGTGGTGCGTCGTGTGTTTCTGGTACATGCCACCGTAATAAGCGCGACAGCTCAGACGGTCGATCTGGTGGTGCAGGATCATTCCGTCTCCGATGTACACCGCGCAGTGGTCAGGCATCTTTCCGTACTGAATGAAGAAGACGTCACCACGCTGGGGTTCCGTCCCCGGCGCCAGACGAACAAGCCCTTCATTGCGGTAGTTCTGATCGAGAATGTCGGTATCGCCCGTGTACCACGATGGAATATGCAGGTGCGGGTTCGGATTCAGCTCGACGTTGAACTCACGCTTCAGGTAGTCGCGGCACAGCATCCAGCAGAAGACACCGAACACATAGGGTCGACCCAGATAAGGCATCTCAAAGCCGTCTGGGGTGATCACATTCATCTCACTGAAGTGAAATGGCGCATCGCCCTCGACGTTCTTCCGAACAGCCAGAATCAGCCACGGAACTTCCGTTGCCTCGCATCCGGCGCGGTCGGCATCTGACGCATCAGCTGATTCGTCAGTGTGGGAGTGCCAGATGGCAACCACGTCTCCCGCATCTTCCGCTGCGATAATGTCGTCAGCGTGCATCACAAACGTGTTTTCCGGGTTCTCCGACACGTTCCGGGCTTCCATGAAGCGATATTTCTCGCCAGTAGTACGCACCAGAAAGCCACACGCTTCGTTCGGGTAGCGTTTGATGGCTGTCAGATAGATTTCCTGCATAATGTCCGACCCAAGCTCAGGGAAAGCTCTATTACCCATAACGTGTTGCTCCAATGAATCCGCCAAAGTGGATTACGCCATTGGCAAAGTAGTTACGGCGTGCGTTGCATGAGTCGTAGCGTTTCGTGCAGTAATCCGCGCCTGACATGGTGGTTTGCTGGTTGTTTTTGTCGAAATAGGGGCCGGTATAGCCGCACTCTGGGCCGCGGTATTTCCACGGGCAGGTGTTTTGATGATCTGGCGGTACGGCAGTTGCACGCCCATCAGATCGAACACGCTCGACAGCTCAAACTCGACAACCTCATGGGTTTCAAGAGTCTTCTGCTCGACGAACCACATCTCATCGGGAAAATGCTGATTCGGATCTGCGGTCGGATTTCCGTCTTTGAAGTTGGCCGCGTCGAGAAAACGCGCCAGCGTCATCTTGCGGATGATGCGACAACCCACCAGATCGTCATTTGCCTGGACTTCAGCGGAGACGGTTCCGGCAAAGTTGGAGACCTGGATTTTGGACGCGGCAAAGTACCCTGACCAGTCTTATCAAAGCCTGACGCCTTGATTGGCCACGGTTCGTAGGACACACCTTGCCAAACGACTGGCTCCATCAGTTCGTTTGTACCGGCGTGGAAAAACAGCTTGCCCCCCAGAGGTGGTGTTCGACATATCAAGTTCGAACAGCTCAATGAGCGCGGAGGGCGACAAGCTCTGAATATCAGCTTTAATACCCATCGTTTCTTCCTTGAAATAAAGAGGCGCCAACATCCTGTCAGCGCCTATAGATAATAGTAAATAAGCACCTACTTATCTAGTGGGTTAAATTATCCTTCATAAATTTGTCGGAAGGTCGCAGTGAGAACGAGATAGCCCTGATAACGCTTCACAGTATGGCTGTCGCACACCACAACCATCTTTTGCCTCGAGGGTTCGTCCAGTAGAACGACTCAACGGCCGCGCGTGCGTCAGAAAGTCATCGACGGCATTGATGACGTCATAAGAACGCGTAAAAGTAAGGCTCCACTCTTCTTTAATGCGATTAAGCCCTTTTGCCTGACGCTGTTCGTAATCGTCACCGAAATTCAGCACCGTCACGTTAGGCTTCACGGTCTTTTCCGACTCGTAGTCGGGATACCAGTTAAAAGTCAGTCTTTCCATCTCACATCCTTGTGAGACCGCCCCTTCCGGGGCAGCCGTGGTTAGTTACGTTGAGAGTTAGGGTTGAGCGAACCGCCTGGCCGCTTCTCCTGAGCGATGGTTTCAAGCGCGATCGCCTTCATGCGCTGCGCAGCCTGACTCCATGCGCCTTCGGAATTGCTGTTCTCCGAGACACTGCCGTCGCTGTTGACGTTGATTTCAATGCTGACAGGTGAGAAAACGCCGCCGCCTTTAACACCCTCTGCGTTGAGCGTGACCGGGATGGAACGCCCATCCGGAAGAGGAACGTAGGCTTCGTTCATATCCCCTTCGCCAAATAACGCCAGCTGTGGAGAGTCAGCGATGCCACCTTTCTGGTAAGCACGCAGCGGAACCACGCCGTCTTTCCCGAAAATGCCGCCTTTGGCGAACTTCGGGATTGCCGGAATGCCGCCAGTACCATCAGATGCCGATCCGGTGAGATTGTTGAATCCGGAGTTAGAGCCGGAGGAACCAGATCCGATGTTATCGAAGCCACCACCAGCCCAGGCAGACACCAGCCCGGAGGCAATGGTAGCGCCGAAACTCAACCACTTATTGCCAGAGCCGGACATGTTTGCGCCCAGCATAGCAAACGCGGCAGAAAGCGCCCCCCGTGACAGAGCTAAGGTTCTGCATGGAGAAGATGGACGTCTTCACCGCTTTGGTTTCCGCGTCTTTGGCTTCAGTACTGGTGAACAGTCCATTTACCCAGTTGCCGATCGCGTTGGTTGCAGAACCAATCGCGCTGGTCGTCTGCTGAGTGGTCTGCCCCAGACCGGAGACCGAGCTGGAGGTCTCTTTCGTCGCCTCACCCACGCTCTTATCGCCGTTGACCGCATTCATCCGGACGCCCTGGTTGGCAACCGCAGACGCGACACCAGAAAGCAGATTGCCACTCTGAGAGCTGCCCGCTGCCGTCGTCCCCATCCCCAGCATGTTCATGAGAGGTAGAGTGATCTGCGTCTTCACAACCATGTTGGTGATGTCGCGGAGAATGGACTCTGCCAGGCTGGAGAAGTCCAGTTTCCCCTTCATGACGAAGTCGGTCAGCGTATCCGTCATGTTGCTGAACAGGTTGCTCCAGCTGTTTTCCAGCTGTTCGGCCAGATTCTCGTACTCAAGCGCCAGCTTCTGTGTCGCCGTACCCGTCTCTTTGATGAGCGCGGTGTTGCCTGCCGCCACCAGCTGGTTAATCTGCTTGGTGTAGAGCGCCACGATTTTCGGATCAGAAGCCTGGTCACGCAAATCCATCAACGCTTTCAGATTACGGTTGTAGGTGTCGTTGAAATCGGCCACCTTCTCTTCACGAGACGGCTTGTAACCCGCGCTGATGATGGAATCGGATTCCGGCGCCCAGGTGGAGATCATCTGCTCGACGTTGCGGCGGTTGAACATCTCGCGATAGTCGTCGCTCGCGTTCGCCAGGTCAGCGAGGCGTGACTTGGCTTTGTCGATCATCTCCTGAGTGATGAACTCATTCGGTACGGCGTTGGCCAGTTCGGTCAGCGATTTGGTGGTATCGCGGAGAGACTGGTCAAACGACACGGTCGCTTTTGAGCTTTCCCCCCATCTGCCCCATAAGCTGATCGGCTTTATCCAGGGCTTTCTGGTAGCCGGCCGCCAGCTTACGCTGCGCATTTTCTTCCTTCCTCGCGGCACGCTGAGAAGCATTGGCAGTACGCTGCCCGGCTTTTTCCGCTGCTGCGGCGTCCTGCTCACGCGCTTTGGTCAGTGCGGCGATCGCGGCAGCACGTTCCTCGTCGCTCATTTTCTCCAGAGAGCTGGCGCTGGAGGCTTTCTGCAGGTTCAGCTGGGTTTTGAGCTGTTTCGGCCCGATGATCGGCTTGCCTTCGAAGTCCAGCATCGCCGTACCGTCTGGCAGTGTGCGCTGGTAGGTCGCGGAGTCCATCTGGTTCCGCATATACTGCGCCAGTGCTTTCTGAGCCGCCTTATCGGTCGTCCCCAACCCCAGAACGGTGCCCTGGTTGGACATTACGCCCTTACCGGTTTTCGCCGCGCTATCACGCTCGAACTCCGCCTGAGTCAGCTCCTGAGCTACAGCTTCAAGATGCTCCTGATACCCGCGGATGCTGCCCTGCAGCTTCTGAACCTGCTCGGTGTTCCCCTCTTTCTTCGCTTTCTCCAGCATGTCGCTGAAGTGGGCAATTTGCTTCTCGGTGGCGTTTTTACGAGAAGACAGGTCGTAGACCAGCTTCTGTGCCGGTTCCAGATAGGACTTGTTCACCTTCTCGCGAAGCGGTGCAAGCAGCTTGTTCTTCTCGTCGTCCGAAAGCGATTTGTCGTCGTTGATTTTCTGGATCTTATCCAGAGCCTCCTGACGGGCTTTCACAAACGTCGCAGAGAAGACCTGGTTATCTGCCCGGATTTTCTCAATCTGGGATTCGGCAGCTTCTTTTGCCAGGCGTTTGGCCACTGCGCCATCACCCAGCGCCATCGTGCCGGTTGTTCTTTCGTACTCTTCCTGATTTTTCTTCAGGCGAGCCTCAACAACCTCTTTGGACTCCTTCACGGCGACAGGGCCAGCCGCTGTGGAGTAGTAGTTCACGCTTTCGCCAGTTTTAAGCGCCTGCTGGTCTCGCTGGATCTGCTTTTCAAGCTCGGCTGCACGCGCTGCCATCTGCGCACGCTTGGCCGCCGTCATCGCCTCCGGGATTTTGCGGATCTCGTCCACGACTTTGGACGTTTCGCTGCGGAGCATGGTCATATACGTGATAAGACCGGCCACAGCCACGGTAGCTACGGTGAACGCTGCACCAATTGGGTTTGCTGCAATGAACGCAGTTAGCCCAGCAAACGCGCCCTGAAGCCCCGTAATCGCGCCACGGATAGCGAAGATCAGCGATGGGATTGGGGCCAGCCCCATACGAGCCGCACGATTAAAGCGGGTGACAGCTGTCGCGCCCAGATTGAACGGAGCC